CTCATCTCTTACGTTTGCTACCTCTTCAACAAGTGCTTGCTCGTATGCGGTCTGCAAATTCTCTTTAATTTCTGAAACTTTTTCTTTGATTGCAGCTTCAAAAATTGTTCTTGCCTTGGATTGGAACTCTTCGGAAAGTTCTTCACCTTCAAAGAGTGCTTGAACGTCTTGCTCAACGTCCACTTTGTAATCCTCTTCTTCAGCAACAACCTCTTCCTCAGTTGTTTCCTCTTCAGCAACTACTTCGTCTGTAGTAGTTTCCTCTTCTGCTACAACTTCATCAGTTGCAGGTGCCTCATCTTCAGAGATTTCCTCCCCTTCTAGTTCATTACTAGACATAACAGGCATAGGATCCGCTTTTTGTGCTTTAGCATTAACAACATTTTTAACTGTTGCTAACTCAGGAATCTTTAACTTGTTTGAGTCGTCATCTGGTTTTGAGTTTGTAGGTGTAGGTCCACCTAGATCCTCATATGATGCACCGCCAGATACCATTGGTTCTGCGGGCTTGGCGTTTTTGGTTACTACGTTATCCATTTTTTGTAAATTGCTACCAAGGGCTATGTTAGATTTAAAAATCTGATATTATTTATAATGCTTATAGATTTGATAAGAAATCATTAAACAAGTTCAATTTATACTCTTCGAGTCTTTTTTGATCGACGAGTGTGTTTATACGTTTCTCGGTCTTTTCTGCGAGTTGTTCACGAAGGATTCCACCTTCCCAAACCCACTCTTTTCCTTCCATAATTCCATTCACAAAAGCGTCTGGTGCGGAAGGATCTGCAACAATGTCTGCAGCAGTTGCTAGTTGAAAATCTTCTCCAACAACTTTGCATCCATTTGTGTCTTCTTTAAGTGATCCAACACCACGAGAAGATACTCCAAGTTTAACTCCCTCATCAATTAATGATGAAGCAATCTTACCCATTGGAGTGGAAAGTAATGTTGCCTTTCCAATAAAATTATTACCCTCTCTTACAAGGGAAGTAATCTTATGTGATACACGATCTAGATTAACAGTCGGACCATCAGGATGACCAAGTTCTCCTAATGCTCTTCCTTTACCAACAAAGTTTTCATTATATCTACCAACTTCTCTGTCAAGAGTTGATATTGGATACATTCTCCCATTGCGGTTTTTGATTTCGCCTTGAAGGAATATACCTTCAATACACATCCTTTTTTTACTACCTTTTCCTTCAGTAATAATTTTGACGTTTGATACTTCTTCGGTAATTAGTT